TATCTTTTTCTACTTTTTTGTAGAATCCGCTTTGATCCATTGTCAAGATTTCATCGATGGCCTGTTCTTTTTGAAATTCCATGAATGCAGGATCCACATCATCAGAATCTTTGATCAGTCTCGCCAAGTAACTTGAGGTGTGATACCCTTTTTGTTCATCATACAGATACCAGTTATCGAAATCAGTTATTGGATCATACGGATTATCGATCGTTGTCAATGCAACAGCCATCGAGAACCTCCAAAATATAAACTATAAAGCTAGCACAAACACAAACAATGTGGTATTTGTAGTAGAACAAGAATATAACTTGTACTACAGTTAGTCGAATCGTTGCTTTAGTGTGGTAGAATATAGATCTATAGCCTTAAATATACCTTGAAATATAAACTGTTGTGTATCTTTAACCACCGATTAGAATATAAATCTTGATAGTCAGTCAAATATAGACACATAATCAAGCAAAATATAATCCAATTGAGTAATGATGGCATCTAAAAATATACTTTTCTAATCAAATATACGCATACAGACTTGAAAAATATAATCAATGTGTGCTTAGATACCACTGATTCTAGTAAAATATAATTCAAAGGCATTGAAAATATAATCTAAAGCCACTACAAATATAATCTTACGCTAAAATATACTCTTATGGTTAGTCCAAAATATAATTATGCCATGCTAAAATATAATAATCGAAGAATATACTATAATATAACAAGCATAAATATAAACTAAGCCAACTAAAATATAATTTAAAGCCTTTGTAGAAGGCTAGAAAATACTTATAGATGCTTTAGACACCACATAAATATAAACTAGCCTTCGTACAAATATACTATTCATTAAGAACCTTAGATATAGTACTTGTTGAGACGCCCAAACTATCAGCAATCTCTGCCAAAGTATATCCATTTGACTCTAACATCTTAGCTCTTGCCCTCTTAGCGTCAGATATACCTCTTGATTCCCTAGGCATCGATCGTTGCTTTAGAATATCAAGATCAGAATTCTGAATTATCTGAGACAGCTTGTTTGTAGATATAGCTCCAGACTGAATGGCTTCCCATTCTCGGTCAGTAATATCAACCAAACGGGCTTTCTTACTAGCTCCAGTTTGAAGTCTAGCTTGAGTAAGGGCTTGATTCTTAAGCTTCTTAATATCATCTTTGTCCATGTCTGGATTGTTCTGACGAACTAATTTAACTCTTTCATTCGCAAGCAATTGAGCTTTTCGCTCCAATGGACGATTCTTCAAAGCAATATTAAGTTTGGCATTAAGAGAGTCTACTTCTTGACGGTACTTAGCTTTAGCTTCTGGAGAATATGGGATTGGTTTAGTGGTCAGACTTGTCTTTCTAGCACTATTAGCTAACGCCTTCAATTTATTAGCATGATCAGCATATGTATTCTCCATTGCCGTGCCTGATGATAGAGAATATGCGTCTTCTGTTTCGTACATCTTTGAAGACTTTTGAAGTCTTACTACCTGTTTACCATTCTTCTCGTAAGTTTCACCAGTCTCAGTAAATATCTTTCTACCAGTTTCTGGATCTACTTTGTAGCCATCTTTTCGCTTAGGTACTCTCTTGTCGCCTTTTGCTCTAGAAATAAGAGTGGATGCTCCAGCATTAGAAGCTCCTTGATACTTAGCTTTCAGATTTGCAATGCCATTGTCCAAATATGATTGTCGCCAGTTCAAATTATGCTTCTCAGCATCAATAACAACCATTGAGTGTCTAACAGCGGCAGCAATATCATCAGCAGGAGCGCCTTTGATGGTCATGTCAGTAATAAGATTGGAAATATCGCCCATCTTACCTTGTTTGTCGAATCCAGAGCCTTTCTCACCAGGTTTTGGCATTCCAGGATATCCAGGATATGCAACCTTAGGATCAAAGTTCTTTAAACCCTTAAGAGGAGCGGAGGTTTTAATCTTTACTTTACCAACCGGAATAACAAGTACTGTATCACCATCAAAATCAGCGCCAGATAAGCGCTCAGCAACTCTAGGATTTATACCAACAGCATCTTGAGCATTACCAATAAGACCTTTTGCCTTTTTGTTACTCTTGTTGTTAACAATAAGCTCTGGGATCTCAAAAGTTCCACCATGCGGATATCGAATAAGTACTACTTTTTCACCATTACGATATGATGGAGCATAGATTTCGGTATCTTTCATCTCTGGGAATGGTAATATAACTTTTGAAGCTTGTCTTGGTAGTCCAGCGGCTTTTAGATGAACCGCAGATGAATCACAATTATCAGCAAATTTATCAAGAAGTGTCTTCTTAATAACAGGATTCTTTAGAGAGCAAATCTCATCGAATTCTTCTTTCTTAATATCGTAAGCAAGTTTTAGCTGTTTCTTAGCGAGAGCTGTGCTCTGTTTGGATAACATCTGAGAAGATAATGTCTTCTTCCATGTATTCCAATCGCCTTCCTCGTTTACAATATTAAGAGCAGACAAATGTTCTTTGCCATCTTTACCAATATATGTCTTCTGCCTAATTGTAGCACCAAATGGGTTCTCTGGATCGTCTTTCATCTTCTTAAAAACGTCCATCTTTGGTGTTGAGGAGTTTTTGTTGGTATTGAATATGACATCGTACCCTTTTGGAATATCATCGGAGTACATTGCCATGCCTTTTAGATAATGAGTACCATCGACTGCAACTCGTACCTGAGCATAGCGAGCAGCTCCCAAATCTAAATCTTTAACTCCTCTACGAAGCTCAATAACACCATCTTTATCAGATCCACCTTGATCTCCGTAATTTACCAAAATACGCTTAGAAGATATAGAAGATGGTGGCTTAATGCCGACAACTGTCTGGCCAAGATCCTCAGAATAAAACCCTGGTGATGTTACCTTCGACTGATTATCTTTGACTTCTTTATATGTGACATCAGGAGCTGCCAAAACCTTAATAGATGTAAATTTACCAGTTCCAAGTTGCTCAACTTTAAGATAATGATAAGTATAACCTTTTGCTCTTAGCTGTTCTACAGCATTATCCAAAGTATTACGACTTACACCGATTTGGTTTTCGACTCCACCACCGACATCAATATACTTTTTAGAGGCAATCTCTTTCTCTAGCATCTCAGCAGTGTTGGTAGAGGCATTCTTCCTCATAGAAATGGCTGGGTCTAGCAAACTTCTGACACTAGACTCATTAATCCCCATTCGTCTACCAATTTCGCTATTAGAATATCCCTTGTCCTTTAGCCTAAGGGCCATCGCAGCTTTTGCAGCTCTTACTTCATTGTGTGCATTAGATTTATATGCCCTAAGCTGTTTTGTTTGAAGTCCAAAATATTCAGCGATTTGCTTCTCGTTAAAACCATCTTTTTCTAGAACATCAACGGTAGATAGAAAATCAGAAGCATTCCTAGATTTCTTTGCGCCTGATCCCCAAGGATATCGACCAGAACGGCGTTTGATGCCGTAATGATATAGTTCATCAGTCATCTGCTTCTTTCATCTCCTCTATCAACTTGTCGAATCTTACAATTTTGTCCATGATGTGGAATATACGATCTGGTTCTGGTTCATTAACCAAAATATCATTCTTTTGATAGATGCGTAATTCCATACCAATCTTGTTTGGCTTTATGTCATACTCTAAGCAAAATAAAGCCGCATAGATTTCCAACTGATCCATCGACACACGAGTAACTCCAGTTTTAAGATCGTGAATCCTTAAGAAATTATCTCTGAAAGAAATGGAATCAGCTGTACCAAACGCATTTGGTGAATAGAATAAGACAACCTCTGGTGACATACGATATCCAATCGCATCGTTAACATACTGATTGAATGTCTTATTATCATTTGGCATCTTAATCTTCAAAGAAATATGCTCTGCCGCAAGTGCATGAATTCTAGTTCCAAGTTGTGCTGCTTGTACTGTAGAATATCGATTGATCAACTTTGCGTCGTCATAGTTCAACCATGAATGCTGACTAGCACTCAAAAATGAATGAGCACCCTCAAAGTTTAAATGCTTGTTGAAGTTCATCTAACACCTCATCCTTGTTCTCAGGATAAATAAACCTTGCAAACGACATTGTGTCAAACATGTCAATGTAATAATCCTGATTTGGTCTATGGGAAGATGATGCACTTCGCTTACACTCTAATTTTGCCCACTTGTCTTTAAAAAATATAGTGATGTCAGGAGTTCCTTGTCTGTACCCAGGATCTGATCGCTCAATATAGCATCCAGGGAACAATGACTCTAACTCTTTCACCAACTCTCTTTGAAATTTACTTTCTAAATCAGGCATAGCAAAATCTCCTTCGGCAAAAAATAAAAGAGAAGGTTTTATGGTTTAAGACATTAAAATTATTTTAATATCTTAATCTTCTCCTCTATTATAGCCGATGTTTTTAGCGCGGGTGCATCTACCTTGGCAAACGCCGAATAATTGAAAATCTTTTTCAACTTGACAGATTGCTGCATTCTGTAGTCTATTCTAGAATTTGAGACTAAATGATAGTAATGCAGATCGTAATATGTGTTGTTTACTCTATCAATTCGGCCCATGCATTGCTCTAAAACTTTGTATGAGTACGTTTGGGAATAGAATATCATTGTATCGGTATCCGTACAATTCCAAGCATCATTACCAGCAGAGTATTGAACTAAATAAACCCACGATTCAGAATTTGGTATTTCTTGATGCTTATGGCCATTCCATTCTGAGAAAGTAATATGATTCTTCTCTAATGCGGAACGTATTAGATCAAGCTCATAATCAAAGTTGTAAAATACAATTACTTTCTTGTCTCTACACAATTCAATCAATTTATCAATTCTGCTCTTATCAGAATTAACGATTCGTCTAAGAATATAGCAATACTCAGAACTTGACTTTATCGGACGGTCTTCATATGGATTGAATAGTTTCTTGTGAACAAATTTATAAAGTTCTTTGTCATGTTCGACTTTTACAATATGATTATGCCGTTGTGTATTCCTTGGTCTATCCATCTTAACAAGTACTGCGTCTCTAAAAAGCCGAAGCGTATCTTCATTGATGTAATAATCGATCTGGGGGAATTTGGCATACCGTTTATACACGACATGCTTTCTAATAAAATCAGTTTTGTTCTTATAGAAGCCATTGGCTATGAAAACCGGTAAATAATCCATCCACACATCACCAGGAGTAGCACTAAGCAATATCCAATTGTTCTTAGACGCAATCTTTATAAAAGATCTACTCCACTTACCATAGCCAACAACTCGTTGCTCGTCAAAAATAAAGAATGCATTCTCTACATTAACATACTTGAATATGTTGTTCCAACTATCAATTGTTGTTGTTGTCCCATAAAAAGACTTATCATTGGCTTTTAACAAAAATGGTAAAAGCTCAGAATCCCATTCGTGGAGGTCACGTTTCCTTGCCGGAGTGATTATATACAAATCTTTTGGTGTGGTTAGTTTTTTAATGTTTCCATCACTATCAAAAATACAATTACATTCTTTCCACATGTAATATGCGATTGCAACTATAGACTTGCCTGATCCGACTCCGCCGTTTAAGACGGAGCCAGAACCAAGCTTCTTTAGTGCTTCTTTTTGATAGTCGTAGAGATTTACCCTAGAATGGGATATCCTCTCCGCCATCTACTTCTCCACTCTCTTCAGAAATATCATCAGAATACTTAGCATAGAATGGATCCTCCATAATATTTACATACATGTTCTTGACATATGCCTTAACACCAGTCTTACCATTAGCCTCCCAATGATAAGGACGGATAGTAATATCACAGTTAATAATATCCGCATAGTCAAGCATACCAATTGTCTCAGCATTCATAAGAACTTTCTTATGACGGTCAACACCATTGACAGAAGTTGTTACGACAGTGTAAATATTTGGTGGAAAATTATCATAGCTAAGAGAGACAGCAAGTGTTGGAATATCGGGCTCACCCTCGTCACGACTTGGACGATACCTAACATTAAATCCGAGATCCTCTGCTCGCTTTGCATCGTCATCGGTCAGAATTGCTGAGAAATTACGAGAGCCCTTCTGATTATACTTTGAAGGTCTACCCTCGAAGTTCCTAAAAATAACCTTTACGCCCTCAAGATTAAGATTTTCGTAAGCCATTGTTACTTCCTTTCGTTATGGATGCATTTTGCATCATTACATTTAGAACAATCTTTGTTTTCTTTATCACACCATGGTAACTCTTGTTGGTCCGAAGCGAACCACTCAAAATCACCATACTTAGAAATATCAGAAACTGCTTCGTCGACTAGAGATCTAAAATACTCAAGATCAATATCATCTTCTTTAGAACACTCTTTAACAGTTTCGCTTTCTAGCCATCGATATCCCTTTGTTCCAGAAACAGCATAATCCTTGTCGTTGTTTCTTCTAACTAGAATACCGCCACCACAACCAGATTTAATTGGAACAAATTCTCCAACTTTTCCAACAAACGAATATGAGTTAGATCCTTCCGGAAGACTTTCGTTCATGTTTAAATACATTTCGCCCTTTTGGACGGCTTTGGTTTCGCATTTATCCTTGAATTCAATCTTCTCTTTAGAAAATAAAGTCTTAAACACATATGGATGCTGGAATTGTTCTCCAGTTGCTGTCCACTTTCCCTCATCTTCACCATAAGATTCGTGTGCAATATAAACTGCTTTGTTTACAATACACATCTTGTCATATGTTGCTTCGTGCTCGAAATCATACTGATATTTCTTTCCGTACTCTACTACGAAATCTTCCATCTCTTTTGTACAATTTGCAAGCTTGATAGAATCGGTCTTAATATGAACAACAGTCCAACCTCTAGATTCGCACTCATGCTTAAGATTAATCATAAACAGAGCGCCACGCTTTGCGACAATATTATCGATGTTTCTTGGATCTTTACATTTATTGTCGAATGGTGCCGAGGATAAACCATAAACAGCATTAATAGCAGTCTTTAGTGCCAACGTTAAATCTTTAGCAGTAAATGAAGCAGTGCCGCTTTCCAAAGCATCAACATATGGTTTAAGAATACCACCTAGAACTTTTCGAGCAGCATCCCAAGCAGAATGTTTAATATAAATCCTTGCTTCTCTTAGCTCTTTGAACACTTTTGTGTACTTATCGCCAAATAAGTTAAGTGCTACGATAGATGCTGGATGCATCGAACTAATATCAAACAGTCCTACATTGGTGTACATTCCTGGATTAGAATATACGTAGCCGCCTTCTCCTGGATCCTCGCCACGATACGAACTCTTGCCGTTCTCAAATTTGTAACCAGGGAACTCCTTACTGAGATCTGTATAAACAAACTCACTCTGAGGATTCCTATCATTACCAAATATGATCTTGGTAGTTAATTGGTTTGTAGAGTCATTTACTGACATTCCAGCTAATGATGCTAGAATTTGTCTTGCAGCGAAGTCGCCGGACAGATGTTTAAATACAGCCTCTGTAGAAATAACGTCGTTGTCGCAGTACTCAGCTACTTTTTGCCAGTCTTTCTCGTCTACTGGTTGATCCCAAGGGAGTCCAAGCTCTTTGTGGTGTAGACCAAGTTTAATCTCCCACTTCTTCAGACTCATCTTGTTTCCAGCAGAAGCGAAATCATAAACATCAGTGTACGACAGAGAATATGCTTCAGAGAATAAGCAGTTCTTGCTTTGTCCGCTTACAATCTTCTGACTGAGATTATACAACTCTTCATTGTTGTATCCCAAATATCGAGCATACAGAATGTGGTTGTCATATCTTCGATTGTTAAAACCAACCAGTTTAAATTTAAACAATTCCTCAATCTCTTGAGGTGTTGGGTTAATCATTCGGACACAAGTATCTCCAGAATCCATATACTTCCAGTTAACTAGAAATAGATTAGGAAATACCTCAACGTCATAAAATACAATCTTACCATCATTCTCATCTGGCTTTGTAAGCTCTTCCGCTGTAATATCAGACTTGAAGTGCATCCTAGAAACTACCTTCATGCAATACTCAGCATTATTTGTGCTATTCATAGCAAATGTCAATACTTTGTTTCGCATGTCGGTAACATCATAGACAACACCAGAAGAATATGCCTCATCTAAGATCTCAGCAATAAAATCAACGCTTGGTTTTGTTGCTGGATGAATTTCTTTTCTTAGATTCTTAGCAATGAGAGATCGAATATGTTTCTCAGTCTTTACTCTATCAAAATTAATCACTTTCTCCTCCTTAAGGGGGAGGCCACTTGAAATATGAGCAATTGGTAAATCATTACAGTATGACAGCTTTCTTCTCAGAGAAGCATTACCAGAAAATACCTTGATCTCGATTCCATCGTCGTAAAGACGACTCAACCTATTAACATCGCCATCGTAAATATAGTGAAGATGAATACCAGCTCCACTCTTACTAAACTCAGCATATGTTTTTGGCCATCGACTAGCGGCAGCAAGATTTAACTCTGCGCACTTATCGCCATCAGGACCCTTTAGATCAAAGTCAATTACAATATGGTTCTCTGGTACCTTTACAAAATGCAACTTCGAAGTGTCAAGATCTCCAAGTGTTGTAGTGACCTTATCCCACTTCTTTGTTGGCGTTCCAGCTTTAGTAGCATACTGTGCTTTTGACTGAGTGTAATTCTGATCGAATATAGACTCGGTCTTATCAAGCGTAAGTACATCTAGCTCTTCTGGACTACTATCAACTGTGGCTGCATTAGTAAATTTATCGGTTAAGAAACCTGTGTAGTAATTCTTTACCTGTTTACCTTCAACACGAGTAGAAATATCAAAGTGTCTAAAGTAATTCCTAAGCTCTTCTCTGAATTTATACTTTGGCATCTTGTATTCAACTAGAGATTCATCACAATAATCCTTGTACATGTCGTAAGCTTGCTTCAGAGTACATCCATCTTGTTTCTCGAATGTAAAATAACAAGACTCAACGAAGTTAAAGAATACATCAGTTTTGAACATCATGTCAATTGGACGATAACCAGAATAATAATTCTTTCCAAGAGTAGAATATACATCAAGACAATGTTGGGCAATTGCTCCTAGTTCAAAATCAATCTTACGCACAATCTCAAAATATTTATCTGGAGATAGTTTTCTTCCAGAAGGATGGACATCAATAAGACGTCGAATAATTCCTGACTGCGCATCAGTAATCTTGACAGGTTTGTTTGTACCCATGAACAAAAATGAATCAATCCTAGTTGTGTATCGAGATTTGTGTTTCTCATTGACGGACATTTCCTCGTGAGAGGTAATCGAATTGATTCTTGTATTGTCCTCAATCCTAGATAAATCTCCATCGTGTTGAATTCCGACTATTGGATTGTTCTTAAATACCTCTGCGGCAAACTGATCGCTGTTACTTCCAAGAGCTTTAGAGTCAAACGTTACATAATATCCTTCAAACAACTTCTGAATAATATTAATGATTGTTGACTTACCAGTTCCAGTCTCGCCGTAAAATACTAAGAACTTTTGAATGTCTCGACTTTCGCCAGAAATAACCGATCCAATAGCCCACTCAATCTTCTGTCTCTCATTCTTATCATAAAGAGTGTCCATAAGAATATTGTAATTCTCAATAGGACCCTTCTCAAGAGAATATGGAAGACGTTTTGTGGCGTAGTCGTCTTTTGTGACTTCTGTGTTGGAGAAAATAACCTTAGTATCCAACTGATGGAAATTATCAGGAAGATCTTTTACCCATCTATTGTAATTTCTCCAAGATCCAGAACCGTAAGATGTTGCCCATCCGACATGAATATCAGCTTCGAATCTTCCTTCTACTTTATCGTAGTATTCTTGAAGCTCGTCGTCAATAATCTTTTGAACATCGTATTCGTTCTGAGACCACAAACCAATTCCCGGACACCAGACAGCGTAGAAATTTCTTCCACGAACCATAAAATCGTCAAAACGTCCAACACAGAAATCTGGATAAATATCCAACGTGTTTTTCTTTGAATCTAGCTTCTTTCTGACTTTGAAGAATTGCACTTTTTGCCTCCTTTCTGATGTTAAAATATTTTTCATACCTTGATTCAAATATTTTTAATGTGTTACCTTTTTACCAAAAATTTCCAAAATAGTTTTTATTTTTGTAAT